TGGCTTCCTCAGCGTTCGCTTTCTTCTTGGCTTCCTCAGCGTTCGCTTTCTTCTTGGCTTCCTCAGCGTTCGCTTTCTTCTTGGCTTCCTCAGCGTTCGCCTTCCTCTTGGCCTCCTCGGCGTTTGCTTTCTGTTTTTTCTGAACACGATCACTGGCGTTCACGAATGAATTCAGGACCTTCCTCTTCTTCGATGCATTGACCCTTTGTTTTTTCTGAACACGATCACTTGCGTTCACGAACGAGTTCAAAACCTTCCTCTTCTTCGATGCATTGATCTTCTGTTTTTTCTGAACACGATTACTAGCGTTCACGAACGAGTTCAAGGTCTTTCTTTTCTTCGTTAAGTTAACTTGTTTGTCGACAGATTCACGAATCGTGTTAAGGTTTGCATTTGATTTATCGGCTTGATCCATGTACAACTTTTTATTCTGGTTAGAGATGGGCCTTCCCTTGATATACTCTTTCAAATCACTGGCAGCCAGGCGTTTCATGAATATTTTTTCACTTTCGTCAATGTTATTAATGGGATTCATCACGACGGATGCTAAAACTTTCTTTTGGGTCAGTTTAAATTTCTTTTCGTCGGTATTCGCTATTTGATCTCTTAATTTGACTTTTCTATCGAAAGTGGTTTCCAGGTTTTTCAATGTTTCGACATTCTTAGCAGATTTAACCGTGGTCAACCACCCCTGTTTCCAAACAGGTGTTTTAACTACTCTCTTGATCTTGTTAGTAAACGACGTTTTTCGGTTATTGACCTCTAACTGTTCAAGTGTAGCTGACGCGTTGAAGTTGTTATTAGGTTTCGGTTCTGCACGCTTCGCCTTGATCACTTGTCCCTTTTCGATTGCTTTCGCAATCTTTTCGCGTTTCTCCTTTTCTCTGATGGCTTCATTCTCAAGGCGTTTCTTAGCTTCCTTTTCTCTGATGGCTTCAATCTCAAGGCGTTTCTTAGCTTCCCTTTCTCTATTGGCTTCATTCTCAATGCGTTTCTTAGCTTCCTTTTCTCTATTGGCTTCATTCTCAATGCGTTTCTTAGCTTCCTTTTCTTTCATGGCTTCATTCTCAAGGCGTTTCTTATTTTCTAATGCTTTCAAATTCATGAACTTTTTCTTTTTGCGACGTTCCTTGTTTTCATTAGCTTTCCGTGTGACATTAATTTTCTTCATCTTCAAGTTTAATTCGGCATTCCGTGCTCTCTCCTTTTTCTGTTTCTTTTCTTCGGCTATGCGATTTTTACGTTCACGGTTTTCAATCGCACGAAGGCGTTTATTTTCTTCATTCTTCTTCCTGCGTTCAGCCTCTTCGGTCTTTCTGCGTCGCTCTTCTTCCTTCTCCTGCTTTTTACGCTCATCATCTTCGATCTTCCTACGACGCTCTTCTTCTTTCTCCTGTTTCTTCCGTTCAGCCTCTTCGGTCTTTCTGCGTCGCTCTTCTTCCTTCTCCTGCTTTTTACGCTCATCATCTCTGATCTTTCTGCGTCGCTCTTCTTCCTTCTCCTGCTTTTTACGCTCCTCATCTTCGATCTTTCTACGTCGCTCTTCTTCCTTCTCCCGCTTTTTACGCTCATCATCTTCGATCTTTCTGCGTCGCTCTTCTTCCTTCTCCTGCTTTTTACGCTCATCATCTTCTATTTTTTCACGGCGTCTATCTTCTTTCTCCATTTTTATTCTTGTTTCCGCGTTAAACTGACGCCTGTATGTCTCACGGTTTTTGCGTTCCTTCTCAATCCTCGCATTTTCCTTCTTCTTGTTTTCGAGTTCTTGTTTGCGTTCCTTCTCAATCTTCGCATTTTCCTTCTTCTTGTTTTCGAGTTCTTGTTTACGTTCCTTCTCAATCCTCGCATTTTCTTTCTTTTTGTTGTCCAGTGCTTGTTTACGTTCCTTCTCAATCCTCGCATTTTCTTTCTTTTTGTTGTCTAGTGCTTGTTTACGTTCTCTCTCGATTCTCTCATCCTCTTTTCTCTTATTGGATCTCAACTGTCTGTCGCGCTCTTTTTCACGACGTTCTTCCTTTTTCATATTCTCGATACGCTCCTTCTCTCGTCTTTCTTCGATAGCACGTTTCATATTCTCGTTGACCCGATTACGCTTCTCTTCTCTTTCTTGGCGTCGTTTAGTATCAATATCATTTTTAACGCTATTGATAACATTTCTCTTTGTGTTTTTGTTGAGTTGTTTTTCCTTGGCGTTGATGACATCGTTCTCTTTTTGTTTGGGTTCATCAGCCTCTTTTTTCGATTGATTTATTTCCTCGTTCTCTTTTTGTTTGAGTTCATCAATATCTTTTTTCAAACGATTTTTTTCCTCGTTCTCTTTTTTCAATCGATTTTCTTGTTCCTCAACCCTGCGTCGCTTTTCTTCCTCTTTCTCCCTGTTTGAAGTATTTTTCTGTTGAATAAAGTTTAAAAGGTTTTTAGTGTTGTTTTTGGGTGGTGTGTTATTTACCTCTAGATTTTTGACAATGTTACGTCGTTCGTTATAATTGACACTGGGTTTCTTTCTTGCGTTTAAGATGAATTTAGGGGTCGACTTGAAAAAAAGGCTTGGTGTTTTTTCTTTGGTGATAAACTGTGGAGCCTTAGTGTTTTTAAACAAATTCTCTGGAAAGTTAGGCTTTCGTTGTGTATTCACCTTGTTCACTCCGTTGTTCACACTGTTGTTCACCCTGTTCATGTTGTTCACACTGTTGTTCACCTTGTTCACCCTGTTCATGTTGTTCACCCTGTTCATGTTGTTCACCCTGTTCATGTTGTTCACCCTGTTCATGTTGTTCACACTGTTCACGTTCGTTACCTGTGTTTTGACAACCCTTTTTTTACCAACCTGTATGGGTTCTCGTATACCCATCGTGGTCAATCGATTACCGATACGATCTGTTAATTGATCCTTGGTCAAACCATCTATCTTCTTGATATCAACCTTTCGTGCAATACGCTCAAGATCCTTTCGTAAGATGGAAGACGAGAAGAAAAGATCATAGTCACGCTGTGTAAGGGGTGAACGTTTATCCATGAGATAGGTCCTATCACGTGTCATGACCAGTGGCGGTAGAGGAAGCTTACCAGATTCTATATGAGCGTAGGCATCACATAGATCTTCCCTGGAAAGTTTGATATCAACCCCTGTGTTAACCTTTAGAAACTTCTTCAAGTTCTCAGTATTAATGGAAGGGTTACACACGGTCTCCATATTAATATTGAGATACATTATTTTTTCTGACTGTATCCGATATTCACAAGTTTTATTTTTTCTTCGTATGTCATATTGAAATCAAAAATACCTGCATCACCGACATTGACGGGTATCATGACACACTTCTCATCGTAACTCACCCTATTTTTTAGAGTTGAACGTATCAGTGCTTCTAAAAAATCCTTTGGGTTATCCACTGATTCTTTATACACGTCATCTAGTACTAATTTAACGCACCCGACTTCGTGTGGTTTCTTATCCATGAAGGGATTCATTGGGTATTCTTCTACAGTTCCACCATCAATGTAGGTATTACCATTATATTCCGATGACGCAAAAATCATTGGGATTGCGATACTCATGCACACAGCATCTATGACTTTCATATCTGGATGTGTATCAACAGAAAAGTATTCAGTTTTCGATGTGTTTAAACAGAACGCTGACACGTAAATTTTCTTTTTCAGATCACGAAACGTTGGATCACAGCCACATAGTTCAACGAGTTTGTCTCGTATCGGTTCTATTTCAACAAAGCCAAATTTGTTAAAGAAGGTACCGATATTTAATTTAACAAACTCGGAGATATCAACATTCAAGGAAACATCGATCATGTCATCAACTGACATACCCACTGCCCAAAAGAGAGCCAGGATTGAACCAGCTGAAGATCCCGAAACTTCTTTTACGTTGCCCAGACTTGATTCCATGGATTTAAGACGCCCCAAAAAGGCGTATATACCCATCGATGCTGGCCCGAGTACGAGATACTTCATTCTCTTACTTAATAGAAAGTAGGAAATTGCTTGCGAAGTAACGCAAAGACTGTCGCGAAAACAATCGCGTGGGTCAAGGCCGCGGCAATGCTGGTCTGTCCCGAGGCGAACACGCCGCCAGAGCCCGGGGGGAGCGTGAGAAGCATACCGGGGCTGAGGGCAAGGAACAAGGCGGTCGTCACGATAAGATCGGTCTTGGTGAGAACCAGACCGAGAGCCTTGGCGATGAGCGAGTACACGAGGAAGAAGACGAGACCGTGGAACGCGACCGCCATTTGACCGGTTTGACCGTTCATGAACTTGACGTTGCGACCCGATGTGGTGAGAAGGACACCGGGGCTGAGCGTCAAAAAAAGAGCGGCGGGGATGGCAACCTTCTGGGATGTAAGTTCGGGCAGCATTGTTGTTTAGTATAGACACATAAAATTATTCGCAAACTCTGCAAAGTGGTAGAACGTTGCACCTCGCATCATTTCTTCATGTAGCCCATTATCATTGATTACCCTCCTGAGATTTTTCCAGATATGATGTAACTGTACATCGTATCCACTGCTTACCCGTTCATGATACGAGTCGTGTTCATCAAAACAAAATTCAACAAAGTCGCAAAACTTCCCAGAATGTCTAATCCTGGCGTCATACAACAATGTATTGATCATGTTCCACATGAATCCGAGTTCTTCTGAATATTCAACTTCCCAGTCTTCAATATTCAGAGGAGTGATGTCATGACCATCATCCTCGTCCCCACTTGCGTAGGAATCAAGGTCGACAGTCGCTTCGTATACGTACTGGCTCCAAACCATCTATTACTTGTTTACTTTTCTTCCTTATCCTTTATACCTGTTACAGCGAGCGAGACAGATTCCTTGACAGTTAAATTATCCTGGATCGCGTTCATCGCCCCCTCGACTTGAGCTTCATTTCCACCAAAAAACGATTCAAGGCCACTCCTGACAGTTTCCTTCGTCATGCCAGATTTACGATTCGACTTACGAATAGAAATCTTACCCTTCCTGAGATTGATCGTATCAATACCCTGTTTAAGCATATTCGCCTTGATCAATTCCTTGAGTTGCTTCTCAGCCTGATTAAGTACCTTAATATCAGACTTCGCCTCCTTCAACTGTTTAGAGAGTTCGACCAGCTTAGCCACGTTTTCAGACAGTTCGTTTGTGATATCAGCCATTTAATTTTTATAGACACTATTCTTTAAGCACAGAGACCACGCTGCATAACATCAGGGGTAATCGTGGAGTTGTTCCACACGAAGACATCCTTGGGAACGGGGGGCTCGGCACGGATCTGCTGGTTCGCGTTGCGGAGGGCACCACCGACAGTCTCGGGCATACCAACTTGCTGACGAGGCTCGAGGAAGTTCTGTCCCTTGAGGATATCCTCGGGGGCGAACTCACCAAAGTCGTCCTGGGTCGCAACCTCGCGGGGGAGGAGAGAAGACGCGAGGCCAGTGCCGTTCTTCATGGCAAGCTTCTCAGGGGTCTGCTCGACAGGGGCATACATACGCTCCTTGATGCGGTAGGTGGAGGTCGTCTTGTTCATGTTGATCAGGAGGTACACGACCACCGCGATCGCGGCCAGCATGATCACATTACGCATGGCGAAAGCCTTCTTCATTTTATATAAGTCTACAATTTTTTTTTACTGGTCATCCTCAATTGCGTACTCGTCTGGGTATTCAGACTCAGGCTCAGGCTCAGGCTCAGGTTCGGGTTCGGGCTCAGGAGCTGGATGGACCTTCACCTGAACAACATTCCACAGTGGACCGAACGCCTTCTTGGCAAACCAAAGACCGGCGAACTCGAGTAGACCAGTGCAGTCGGACGACGGAGCTAACCCATCTACACCGACGACCTTCTTGTCGGCATCAAAAACCTTCGTCGCATTGATGACATCGGTGGTCACCTGGGTATCTACGAGACTCTTGGTGTACGCCCGCTCGATGGTAGAATCACCAACTTTTTTACCGAACCACTCTTCGGCATTAACCTTAGCAGCTTGGATATTTTCAGAGTCGAGGTTCTCAATCTTGGACACATCATCGAGAACGAAGGAGATCTCACCATCCTCGTGCGTCGCCTTACCCTTCACCTGAACAAAGTACTTCTTCTTTTCGTCAGTGTACGCCTTGACAACATAGAGACCATCATCATTCTTGATCGGTTTAGAATAGAACATCGTATATACTACGATAGTGTATCATTTCTTTAACCCGACTACAGGTATGAGTGCGGAACGTTTCAGTAAAGACGGTGATACCCATGAGTCGCGTTTGGGATTAAAGCCATACAATGGTGGATTTTTGAGTACATCACTCGAAATAGGGACGGTATTTTTAGGTCTGAGACTGTACTGGTTACCGATATAGGAATTTCTCTTATTTTCAACCCATTGTAATGTATCGAGATCAAATCGCATGTTCCCATTCGTTTTCGCAAACCCCGTCGTATTCTGTGTTGTATTGACACCGTACAGGATCTTACGTGACAAGGAATCGATCGAAGGCTCTGTTGTGTATTTCTCATACTTTTTAGGATTCACCCGACTCGCCGCAGCCATACTGACTTTACCATCCGTTTTGTAGACTCGTTTAGGTGTAAATTTTGTATTCTGGACGGACTTGAACAAGCTTTCGAGTGTATCGGAAGCCTTCGCTTTTCCGGTCAACATCTTCACGAGTTTGAACATGCGTTGCTTGTCCTTGATCTTCTTTTCGGGGCGGAGACCCAGCTTCTGCATGAGGTAGATGTCGTCAACGAGAAACTTTTTACCTGCTATGTAAATATTCTTGTCAATCACGAGTTTATTTGAGTGACGATTCATGTAGGTAAGACCTTTGCGTCTCGTGTCGATGATTTCGTATCCGAATTCACCTGGACGCATGAAGGGTATATCGAGAAACCCACCCAGAACACGTTCTTCTATTTTACCTGCTTCGATTGAAAATGCTCGAATGTTAAGATCGAGTGCAAAGAGTTCCACGTCGATGAGGACATCACCCTCTGAAACATTGAGTGAATTTGAGACTTCCTTCTTTTTCTTGATCAGTGTATATCTCCTAGTGACCAATGGCTTTTTATTAGTGGGTTTGAACCCAAGGAATGTGGCCAGTTTGGAGTTTGTCATGAGACGCTTCCGAACCACGTCTTGAATCTTGACACAGATTTCGCCGAGTTTATCCCATAACAACAACTTTGTGGCTTGCAGTTTACCAAAAAATTTCATGTCATAGGGTATTCTGGGAACAAACTTTGTATCAATATCACTCGTGACGATTCGGTCACCCTTTTCTACATAATAGTTGTACGCCTCACCACCAGAAATGATCAAGTCACCCATGGGTTGCACATAGGTTGTGATCTCACTCACTGTTTTAAGAATGATATCTCTACTGAGGTCTGTCACGAAAGCGTACAACATTTTTTCAAAGGATTCATTCTTGTGCAACCGTGTCACCCTCGAACGAAACGAACGAACATCGCCACGTTCGTAATATTTCTCCAATACGGGATCATCGAAGAATAAATTCTTCTTCATGAATTTTTGTAACGTGGCTTCACTGTAAACATACGTATCCATATTATAATCTACACATATAAAAATGAACTGTAACAGGGATTCATGCCAGACGACGGAAACATGTAGGTGTTACGCTCTCCTGTCTGAAAACAACCCCAAGAGGAAGCAGATATGTGGATACAAACGGGGCGACAGCGTTTTCATGTGTGATGCGAGTTGCTGCAGTGGCGGGTGTCCAGGGCAGTGTGCTGGGGTTTCATCCCGTGAACCTTACGCCATCATCGACAAATTCTCATCTACGGAGATCGACAATCGACGCGTATTGATGTGGATTGGTATCATTCTGTGTATACTGATACTCGCAAGTACCTTTGCCCTGTTTTAATCACTTAAAGAGTTGAAACCTAAGTAAGATATAATGTCTCTCGAATCCATTACTACTGAGCTCGCTGCCATCCGTTCCGAACTTAAGTCCCTGACTAAGCTTGTTCGCAAGGTCAAGGCGAAGCAGGACGATCCCGACGGCGAGAAGGCTAAGAAGCGTGCGGAGAACAACGGTTTCAACCGTAAGCAGAAGGTTTCTGACAAGCTTCGTGCGTTCCTTGGTCTCAAGAAGACTGAACTCATTTCTCGCAGTGAGGTAACCAAGGCGATCAACAAGTACATCACTGATAAGGGTCTCAAGCACCCCGACAACGGCCGCGTTCTTGTTATGGACGATAAGCTCAAGAACCTTCTCGAACCCGGCGATACGCAGGTTACCTACCTTAACCTCCAGAAGTTCCTTAGCCCTCACTACATTAAGGAGGATAAAGCCTAAACACATTCTTAACTAAATGAACCTTCAACGATCCAAACTTGAGGACCTTGTTGGTACAAAGATTAATAACTTAACTTTGTACCAGAAAGCTTTTACACACAAATCAGCAATCAAGGAACATGATGAACTCAACGAATCATTCGAGACGTTAGAGTTTATGGGTGATTCTGTATTGGGGTTTGTGATTACGAAATTTTTATTTGACAAACACGAGAGTAAGCAGGAGGGATTCTTGACCAAGGCTCGTACCAAACTTGTGCGAAGTGAGACATTGGCTGCCATTGCTCGAAAGTTGGGACTTCATGATTGGGTTTTGATGGATGAAAAGGGTATGCGAAATGGTTGGAACAACAATCCTAAAATTTTAGAGGATGTCTTTGAAGCTCTCGTGGGTGCGATCTATTTGGACCTTGGCCTCGCTCATGCGAAGCAGTTTATTTTACGCATATACGAGAATCCCGAATTCATAGACATGCAGTCCATCATGGTTGATGATAACTTCAAAGATCATCTGATGCGATATTGTCAGACGAATGGACTCACGTTACCGGATTACCGTGTGACTACTCATGAGAATGGTATCTTCGTGATTGATGTCTATGTCGACAATACCTTCCTCGGTAGGGGCTGTGCCAAAAGTAAAAAACAGGCGGAACAATACGCCGCACAATCGTACTTTTACCCACCAAGTAGTTTAAAAGGGTCACACCATAGATGAGTAACATGCACCCCAATGTCAAGGCTGCTTTAGAAAGAGAATACGCCGCACAGAAATCTGAAGAATGGCTCGCCCTCCGTGGAAAGATGTTGACAGCGAGCGATGCCGCGACAGCCATTGGAAAGAACAAGTACGAAACACCCGAAGGTCTCTTATTGAAGAAGTGTGGTCTCGGTGAAAAATTCATGGGCAATGAAGCGACACGTCATGGTGAAAAGTATGAGGACGAAGCTCGTATTCTCTACGAAGAACGTCATGGTGAAGTTGTCCATGAATTGGGTTTATGTCCACACCC